CCTTAATATATCTAATTCATATTTTTCAATGTATGATTTCTTAGCCATTTCAGAGTTCTTAAGAATTTGTAGGTGTGAATAAATGTAAGGAAGATCGTTTGTAATAACATATTCTAACAGGTCTAAATACGATTCATATGTTTCTAAGGGTAATCCAATAATAAGCTCTGTAGAAACAGGAAGTCCTGCATCTTTTGCAGTAATAATAATGTTTTCAAAATTAGTCCCGTCTAGATTTTTTCTTTTTATTGCGACTAATGATTCTTGGTTAATGGTTTGGATAGATGCGGTAAATCTGCGAAATAGTCCAGAGTCAATGAGCTTTTTAGCGATTTCTACGGTTTCTATCTTCATATTCTTATTCCAAGAAGTTGACATAATCTGGGGATATCCAGTTTTTTGTTTAAGATCAATCATCTTATCGACAATTAAGTTATCACGCTCAAGAAAGATACCAAAGTTTGCATCTGCTAAAGTAATAAATTCAACTTTATTTTTTGCAGTCCACTCTAATTCATCAAAAACTCTGTCTAATTTAAATCTTTTTACTTTAGATTGAGTTAATGAACCCCAGTCGCAAAAAGTACAAGAAAAAGGACAACCTCTATTTGTCTCTAAGGATATATTAAACTTAATGTCTGGGTTTCTTTTAATCATATCATCAAATACTCCGGAGGTATAAGGAGAGACTATACCTTCCAGGTTATTAATACGTTTAAACCCTCCTTTAAAATATTTATCAGTCAACCAAGAAACATTACATAGTTCAAAAGTAGGAGAATCTTTTAAAAATTCTAAAAGAATCTCAGAAAAAGTAACTTCTCCTTCGTTATGAACAGCTAGGTCAATCCAAGGATATCTTTTTAGAAAGTTTTTACTATTATCGGGGACAGAAGGGCCGCCAACTACTATAAGACATTTAGGATATTTTTCTTTTATTCTTTTTGCAGTTTCAAGGCTGTAATTCTCATTCCACAAGTACATAGAAAAAGCTACAATACTTGGGTTTTTTATCTTAGCAACTACAGTATCAATATCTTCTCTTTTAAAAAAAATATCTTTCAAAGTGAAATGTTCGTCAATAGTAGGTACGGACTTACAATGAGCCCAGATAGAACCTACTGAATAAGGAATATAATAAAATTCAGTACCTGTAAAACTGGTAGATATTTGAAATAAATATAAGTTATACTCTTTCTTTTTTACCATATTGAAACTTCCCTTTTAAAATCGTCCACGGTGTTAACAATAGGTTTTCCTTTCGCATTTAAACTAGTATTAATTAGTATTGGGTAGCCGTACTGACGAGTCTTTTCCAATACTTTCCATAAATAAGCGTTTGAAGATCCTGTAACAGTTTGAAATCTTGCTGACATATCATGTGTTTTAAAATTGCCATCAATAATATCGGCAGTAAACATCATATAGGGACAATATTGAGGAACATCAAAATAGTTATCAATTTCTTCAATTTGACATACCGGTGCGTAAGGTCTCCACGAGTCTTCAGTTCTATTTTTTATCTTATTAAGTTTTTCAATGTTATCAGAAGTTGGGGCACATAGCAAACTACGATTGCCAAGAGCACGAGGTCCAAACTCAGCGCGTCCATTAATAACAGGGACTATTTCACCACGTAATATACGATCTGCACACTCATCTGCTGATATGTGATTAGAAGACTCTATACCGAGATAAACAGTTTGCCAAAAAGGTCTTTCAATTAAAGCAGCAGCACCTAAAGCACAACCCGCATCTCCTGCAGCTGGTTGGATAGCAATTTTATCCCACGGAGTTAATCTGAGTAGTTTAGTATTAGCAACACAGTTAAGAGCAACTCCTCCTGCATAGGCTAAATTAGACATACCTGTTTCTTTTTTTAACCAATAAGAGAGAGTTAAAAGAGTCTTTTCGAGAACAGACTGTACTGATGCTGCAATATCCCAATCTAGAGCACCTGTACCTATACCTCGTTCTAAATTTTGAAGTAATGTGTAATCACCTTCAAGAGATTGCCAGTTCAAAACATGCTTATGAATCCAGCTTTCCCACTTTGGTTCTCCATAAGCAGCTGCGCTCATAACTTTACACTCGTCTGAGAGAGGTTGAAAGCCTAAAAGACGGGTAGCTGCTGAGTAGAATAAACCTAGAGAGTTTGGATAGCGAAAACGTTTTATCCATTCGATCTGACCATTTCGATATACACCAAGAGAAGTAGAGTACTTATTGCCTATAGTATCAACAACCATAACAGCACACTCAGTCCAATCAGTCATACAGATAGAACTCATAGCATGCGATTCGTGATGATCTACTAAAACAGGTTTTGCTTTTGTAAATTTTTTGATATCAGACTTAAAGTCTTTATAAGTAGACTCTTCGTAAAAAGCAGCAAAGTCCCAATCATCCCAAGCATCTTGTAGCCACTTAATAGTATTTGTAGGAAATCTCTTATCATACTTCTCACGAGAAAATCGTTCTTCATGAGAAGCTCCTTTGATGAATCCATCTACTACAGAAACAGCAGCACTATCATGATGATATGAGCTCACTCCTAAAATCTTCATTAAAATACCTTTTTAATAATTTGTTATACTTTGATGTGTTGAACCCATTATAACCTACAGTACTTAAAAAGTCAACAAAAGTCCATCTTTCATTGTCAACGGTGGGTTGTATTCTGTGAACCATAAAACAAGGAAAAGTTATAGTTTTTCCAGGACTTGGGTTAATTATTGCTATAGTCTCAGATGGTTCAGGATAATCAAAATCAGCCCCTAAGTGTCCTGAAGGATTCCAGTTACCAATTTCAAGAGGTTTTCCTTCGGTTAAGTAAATGATACGTGTCCAAAACCTACCTGGTCGCGGGTTTGAGAGTTGCCTACCCTCAAAAGAAAAAGAATCTGAGTGCCAATCATAAACATCTCCCTGCTCAAGTAAAACAGCTGTTTTTCCATTTAAATGACAAATTGTTCTATTTTGATGATTAGAATCAGAGAAAGAATTAGCCTCTATATGTTTCAATAGAGGCTTGATATTATTTTTAACTAGCTCATTAGTATAAGTTTGTATACAATCTTGCCAGTCTTCATGAATAAAATCACGAACAGGCATCAACCCACTCTTTAATTTCTTCCCATTTTTGTTCTTCTTCTTCAAGATTTTGTTTACGAATGATTGTAGCAACTTTAGTGATTGTTGCAACAGGTAGTCCGTATTCGTTTTTGATGTCTTTTTTTAGTTCACCAATAGATTCGCGGATTGAATCGGCCTGAACCATTAAATCTACGATACGATTAATTTCTTTGCGGATTTCTTCTTGTAGTGCTTTTTCCATTTAGTCCTCTATGATACGTTGGTGTTAGCGGTTATAATTTTAAAAGTTTCTCTTATTTTGTTAGGTTTGCGGCGTACAAGACGGTTATCTTGAAGCTGTTGCATAGCTACATTGAACATGGACATCGATGTGTCCGAGCTTGACGTGGTGTCGCTCGATGAGCGGTGGATGAGTATCTTTTGATGAATAAGATTGAGTGCAGTGACTAGATTGGCAGAGCCTATTGCACGTGAACCTGCAAAGTCTCCATCTCTTCGAGGAGTGACAAGTTCCCACTGCTCGTTTTCCCAAACTGACCCATCATCATCGTCAAACACTTCAACTGGCATTCCAGCTAAAATTCTCCAAACTAGGTCTGCAGCCTCTTGGTTTTTCATCTGATCCAATCATCCCTGTAGGGCGTGGCGTAGAACCACGCTAGAGCCACAGACACACGCTTCGCGTGAATCTGAGAATCTTGGCTCAATGCGTCAACAAACTCACGTTTGAAGCTGAGCCAAGGGTTACGTTCTGTTGTGACACGCTTGATCGAGCGGATCTCACGTTGGTTCCAATGGTCACAGCGTTGTGCATAAGCTGGCTGAGAGTTAAGTGAACGTTCAGTTTCATCCAACTTCTGTTGGAGTACGTTGTACAGCTCTTGAAAAGCCAAGCTTTTCTCGCTATCACTTATTGCAGCAATACTAATGCGTCGTGCGTTTCGAACTAGGTCACGGTATGAGTTGCGCGATGTCAACTTAAAAAACATTTTTTTACCTCTTATTAATAGCAGACTTTGCTTCGTCTGGCAATGTTAAATTTTAAATAGTGAATCAAGTGTTTGGGAAACTGTGGGTGAGCTATATTCTGCAAACAGTTTTACGCGTTGTGGATTATGAACCACTTTTCCACGTCTCCAAAACTCACGGGGGTTATACCAATACATTCTCTCATATGACCGCCAGAGTGCATTAATGCGTTTAGCAGCTTCATCAAACTCGTCAAATAAAGGGTTTTCTAAAGATATGTGGTCTCTCGCTTCTTCCATCCACTCAATCGCACACCAAGGTGCAAATCTCGCTACATTGACAGCTTCGCGAATTGTTCGACGCACACTCCATACAGTGTATCCGCCTGGTGAGAATTTAGGTGATGATCTAGCCATTGACTACCTTTTCTTGTAAATGGTTGAAGTGATCTACAATATCAACAATATATCGAGCCGCAAAAAACTCGCCATGAGTTTCTTTCATGCTAACATACTCTTCGATTGTATCAGGTGAGTGTTGAGTTAAAAATAGTTTTGCCTCTTGAAGGGTCGGACGTTTGTGCATTTACATTCCTTGTTATCGTTAAGTGGTTACAAGACAATAAATTCTTGACTTGTTTTATAATTATAGCTAAAATTAAGACATGTATGCAACAGAAAAATACGTTCGTATGGAAGTAAAAGACGTTCACTCGCAAATTCATGAGCTTGCCAATGACCTTGGTGGCGATATCAGATTTTTGCACCAAGAGCTTACTGAGCTGAGAAACGAACTCAAACAAGTGTTAGAAGAAATACAAGCTATAAAGGATCATCTCAATGCCGAAGTATAAGTGTGTGTTATTTTCTGATTCTGTAACTCAACAATATATGATTGAGCAGGAACAGGCAATTAATCTTGCACTTCCAGAAGTTACAACTGAGCAAGCTAATTCAGATGATGCTCGTCTTGCTCTCTACTCTACCACTCCTACCCGAATGCCTGCACTGTTGATTTTAAAAGATAACGCAAAGATGCAAATTAAACATACAAAGCGCTCTCACGAGGAAATCGTGACCTGGATTCAGTCTATTAGTCAATAATGTCTCAAGTAATTATACTTTCAGATATCCCGACACATTCTAAAGAAACATATGCTGCTAGATATGCAGGACCATATGTTGTAAGATCACAACTAGAAGCTAAAGGATATGATGCTATAGTATTAGATTGGTTTAGGTTTCTAAAAGATCCTGAAGAGTTTTTTACATATCTAGAAAACTTTGTAGATGAAGAAACTCTTTGCGTAGGTATCACAACAACTTTTTTAATTCCTGAAATGCCTTCACAGTCTGTGGGAGGAGGTATGGGACAGGTAGTAATTCAACACGAAGAAATACCAAACGTCACGGAAGAAACTGTAGCAGCTTCTTCTCTATACTTATGGGAGTGGGACAATAAAAGTCTTACTGTTTGGTTTAAAAAGCTCAGAGACCTACTAGATAAATATAATAAAAACGCAAAAATTATACTAGGAGGGCATCGAGTACATAAGATAATACAATTCTCAGAAATAGCGCCGGAAGACTACTGTATAAAAAAGTATGTTGATTACTTGTTAGCTGGGTATGCGGATTTTACTATTGTAAACTTACTAGATAAAATTAAAAACAAAAAAGAGATTCGTCCAAGCACAGTAAAAAACGGTTTAAATATCATTATTCCTTCTAACTTTGGAGAATGGAAGTCTGCTAAAGAACAAGTGCCTGTAAGTTTGTTTTCAAAAAAAGATGCTATATTACCAAGACAGTGGCTTCCTTTAGAAGTTAGTAGAGGTTGTGCTTTTAACTGTAAATTTTGTTCATATGAAAAAAGAGGAACATATAAAAAAGACATAACTGAGTTGTATAATGAGCTGTGTTACAACTATGATACGTTTGGTACAACAGGTTATAATATTTCTAGTGATTGTTTTAATGATGATAGACGTTTTGTAGGGGAGTGGGCCGAACTAACTGCTAAACTGCCTTTCAAAATTGAGTGGGTAAGCTTTGCAAGACTAGACCTTTTTAATAGGTACCCAGAAACAATGGATGAAATGTTAGAAAGTGGTTATAGAGCAGGTTGGTTCGGTATTGAAACTCTGTGTCGTGAGGCGGGAAAAGCTGCTGGAAAAGGCTTACATCCTGATAAAGTCAAAGAGCTAATTAAAGTTTTTCGAGAAAAAGGAAAAGATGAGTTTTGGTTTACAGCCTATTTTATAATCGGATTACCTAAAGAAACTGTTGAAAGTTTAGATGAAACTCTTAATTGGTTAATAGAGCAAAGATTGTTGGATGAAGTTCAAGTATCATCTTTAGGAGTTGCTCCTTTTATTGAAGAACTTTCAAGTGTTATTGATTTTTCTGATCACTCTAAAATGCCGCAAAAGTTTGGTTTTAATAAACTTACTTTTGATCCTGAATTTTACTGGGAACACGATACTATGAACTATAATCAGTGTAGAGATATCCAAAGTAAGTGGCAAAAAGCTTTCTATGATCATCCTTTTACTAGGTTTGGTGGAGGTTCTCACGGAGAGTATCCTAGAATTAGAGATTTAGGTTTAACTCATAAACAAACTGTTACCTACCTTAAAACTAAGTTTTTGAGAGGGCATGAACTAATTAAAATTGATAAAAGTAAAAAAAGACAATTCAAACAGCATGTTATCCAAATGTCAGAGGATAATGTAAAAGAATACTATGAAAATATGTTGAGAATAAATGCCAAAAGCAATCGCCTGTATACCTCATAAACTGAGGATGGATGCCCATAGAGTAGAGTATCTTCGTGCTATATCAGAAGCAATGGACTATCCTTTTCAGTCTGAAGATGGACGTGATCCTTCTCCTTCTCATATTGCTCTGGAAAGTAAAATTAAAAGTTACAATCCTATAAAATATTGGCAGTTTACTAACTGTTGTACTGATGCTCTTCAAATAGCTTTTCATGCTTTTTGTAAGCCAGGAGACACAGTAATAATTCCTGCATATGGTTGGCGAGCTATCACAAATGCACCGCAACTAATGGGTATGCAGGTTGTATATTGTGACATTGACGATACAGGTAATATTGACCTCAACCAAGCTAAAGAATTAATTCACAAACATCAACCATCTGCAATTCTTGTAGTTCATAACTTTGGAACACTAGTTGATGTTTCTCAATTAACAAACGTCTGTGCTAAGTATAATGTGGCCATTATTGAAGATGCTGCCCCTTCTTTTACAATGGGTGAGCCATATGAATACGAGCTTGGATCTTATTCAGATGCAGTATGTTTTTCTTTTGACTTTACTAAGTCGCCAGGATGTTTAGGAGCTGGAGGAGCTATCGCAACTAACGATTCTCTAAACTATACTAGGTTTAAAACAATATGCTCTCATACCACTTCTGAATGGGGGGTAGGAACAAAATCCTATCTAGATACTATGTCAGCTGCTGTACTATTAAAAGATATAGAATTAATTGAGCAAATGCAGTATAGACAGCATAGAGTCGAAATTGCTACTTACTATCTTAATAAACTTCCGTATAAAACTCTAACCGGAAAAAATTATATCTTTCATCGTTTTATTATTTTACCTGAAAAAGATGAAAAACAAAATCTACTTGAGAAATTAAAGTCACAAAAAATACTGGCTAAATCTGTATTTGAACCTAATACAAATGATTGTTACAGGGCAAATAAGTTTACTGAACAAGCAATCGAACTTCCTTGTCATCAGTTTATAGATATTGATGACTTAAATTTAAGGATTGAAAAAATATTATGAGAATACTTGTAACAGGTGGTTTAGGGTTTATTGGGTCTCACATTGTAGCAAATTTAGGACAAACTCATCACGTAGATATATTAGATGGGTTTACTCAAGAGTATATGAGTTATAAATATATCCATCGCGGCAATAGAGGTCTAGAAGAAACTAATAATATTGAAAAGAAACACAGAGAATTAAACTTACGATATAGACTAAAACTAATAAAAGGAAAATTTAATGAGGTATATAGAAACTGGAGTTTCGAATATTTACCAAAAAATCAATATGATTTAATATTAAATATAGGTGGTTTATCTGAAGCTATACTTTCAAAGTATTTTAAAGACTTTATGTATGATTCTATAGTTACTAGTATGGAAAATATAAAGAAACATTTTCCAAACACACCTTGTTTGCACATAAGTAGTAGCATGGTTTATGGCACTTGGGAAGGACGAATTGACGAGCAGTACTCTTTAGGATCAGTTGAACTTTACGGTGCCAGCAAAATAAAGGCAGAAACTCTCTGCGGCAAACAAGACGTAATTTTGCGACCCATACATGTTTATGGTATGGGTGATGGTAAATACCCAATCTGGATGAACATAGAACGACAGATTGCAATTAATAAACCTGTACTAGTAGAAGAGGCTGGTTGTATCTATATCAAGGACTTTATCGCTGCTGTAAAAAATATTATAGACAAATGGAATCCAGGAATATATAATATAGCATATGACTTTAGGCGATCAGCAGAAGCTTTAAAAAATGCTTGCCCTAAAACATTTGACACTAAAATTAAACTAGGCCCAACAGGTAAGCCTCGTGGGTTACTTAATTGTAATAAATTAATAAATACATTCAAAGTTAACTTTGAGTACCAAACCTATGAGGAAACAGTCAGAGACTACTATAGACAGTATGAAGATATATGTAAAGAATAACGATGTAGGTAAAGCTCTACGAATAATGAAAAAGAAAATGCTAGTAGAGGGACTTGGTAAAGAACTTCGAGACAGACAATTTTTTCGTTCAAAAGGTGAAGAACGTCGTCTAGCAGAAAAAGCTGGTAAAAAACGTTGGGAAAAGAAACGTATTAAACTAGAACAACAATTCGTCCGTGAAGAACGAAACGCAGTTCGTAACAATCGAAAGAAAAAGAATGTTCAAAGACCTAACAAAAATCCAAATCAATCCAAAAACTCTTCACGTCCATCTCGCAATCAAAATAAACGATAATTATGTGCACAATTTAACCTTTTCGCTTGATACATTTACTTATCTTATGAGTAAAGATGTAAATAAGTGGAGTGGTCAGATTCATGGACGAAATTGGGAGTTGCAAAAGCTCTCAGATCGTGTTAAACTCTTTTCAGATTCTTACGAATATCACTATCGTTTTGACTTAATCGAGTGGGAAATAATTCGCAGACAGTTTATAAGCGCATTACGTAAGAACAATCTTGCATAGTGGTAGGTAAATATCATATAATCAATCCATAACTAATGGAGATTTATATGAAAGCTTTTAAAGGCACATTTAAGAAAAAGAACGGTGAATCAAGAGATATGACTTTTGCTCGGCTCTCAGATTTACCAACACAGTTTTTAGAAACTCATGTTAGTGGCTCTGGCTCTGAACAAATTTATCCTGACGGAATGGAACTTGTTTGGGATTTAGAAGCAGACTCTTTTAGAATCTTTAACTGGAACACAGCTGAAGACTCACCAAAGGAGCTAACCATTGACGAAAGTCTCTTTTCATAAAGACTATGTATTAGTAGAAACTGAGACAATTAACCTTGCTGACTTAAGAAATGCAGAGATAAGAATGTACTATATAGTAGAAATTCATGATGTCGATTCAGACGAAATTGGCTGCATTATGAAAGAAAACGAAGAAGGACAACTTGCTCCAACTCGTTTTGATACTTTTTCTAAAGCAAAGGTTCAGGCGTCATTAGTAGATGCTCAACTGCCAAAAGGCAAATATACACATATTGTGAGTATGAACGATGATGGAACGCCTACTGAATAAACTTGAAACTTGGGTTACTAGAGTTTTTAAAATCAAGGTTAAAGAACAACCTGATTACTTAGGATACAGAGCTTCAAAGAAGCGAACCAAACGATAGACTGGACACGGCTTCGAAGCCGTCACCTCCACCAATTTTGTAGGCGACTACAGTTTCAGAGGGGGGTGAAATGGGATCGACAGGTATTTAATAGGTGAGTGGAGAAGCAGGTGCGCAAGCGACCTCAACCGCAAGATTAAAACAATCGCAAACGATAACTTTGTGACCGAGGACATCCGCCTAGCGGCATAGTCTCATGGGGTATGGTTCCACCTAGCAACAGAACGGGCCACCAACTTATGAGGAACTAATGTTTAACTTTAATACTACACCACAACTTGTGATAGGTATCAACAAGTTAGATAAGTTAGGAACTCTTCTTTCTGACCTAAAAATTAAAAACCCTTTAATTGTAACAGGTCCTAATCTTTCAAAAACATCTATGGTTACTAAAGTTCAGGAATATTCTTGGAGTAATAATGTTTTTTGTAATCTGGTACAAGACCCCACTGTAGATAATGTGATTAACTGTGTAGCTTATGGTTTAAAAAATAAAGTTGATGGAGTTATTGGTATAGGTGGTGGGTCTTCTTTAGACGTTGCAAAAGTAGCAGCTGTGTTATTAACACAAGAGCAGTCGTTAGAAGATATCTGGGGAGTAAATAATATAAAGAGCTCTAGATTACCTCTCATACTTATTCCAACAACAGCAGGATCTGGATCTGAAGTAACTCCAGTTTCTATAATTACAACAGGCAAAACAACTAAAATGGGTATAGTATCACACAAAATTATTCCAGATGCTGCTATTTTAGACCCTAAACTCACCATAACCTGTCCCCCATGTATTACAGCGTATAGCGCAATTGACGCAATGGTTCATGCAATTGAATCTTATACGTCAATCAATTCAAATAATAATCCATACTCAAAAATGCTTGCAATTGAAGCGTGTAAGTGGTTAGGCAAATCCACAAAAACAGCTATTTTAGAACCAAATAATTTAGAAGCTCGTGCAAATGTACAGTACGGAGCCATGTTAGCTGGGCAAGCTTTTGGAAACTCTCCTGTAGCAGCTGTGCATGCATTAGCATACCCATTAGGTGGACACTTCAAACTACCTCATGGATTAACAAATACCTTGGTTCTTCCGGGTATTTTAGAGTACAATCAAGAAATTACAGACTACTCTATTCTTGCAAAAGCGTTATTTCCTCACGAGGAAGGAGAAATGTACTACAACCG